CTCGGGAACGCTGGCGAGGAACCGTGACGCTTCGGCTACTTCCCAGCGCAGGGGATGAAATATTTCACCTGCGTCAACCATTGCTTTCAGCCATGGAAAGGTTTCGGCGGCACGCTGCACCGGTATCAGTAGAGACAGCAGTTTGTCGCGGTTGGCTGTACCGGAGTATTCGCTCAACGCTTGGCCAAGCGGCACATGTTGGGCCGTGGCCTTTGCTGATAGTCCCGTGGTGTAGGTCGCGAGGAAAGCAAAGGGCAGGTCGGGATCGCGCCGGTTCTCAGCCAGATTGAAATGCACACGCCCGATCATGTTCCAAGCGGGATTCAGACTCTTCAGAAACGTTTGAATATCCATTTTAGAGGCAGCAAGAGATAAGTCGAAAGCCGCACTCAATTCTTTCCAGAGTGCCTTCAAAATATCTTGGTTCAGATACTCCGCACCCGGCATCATGGGGGCCGTCAGCACCATGGTGGCGAGTTCACTGTCGTTCGGCAGCGGTACCGTGAAAGCAGTATCCGAAGATCGAAGGCACAACCCCTCTACATAACGTACTGCGAAGTCGCGCCACCAGCCGAGGATGGGTGGTAAAGACTGCCCCACAGCTTCCGCTCCCAGCCACATTAAGCCGTGTCCTGAACCTTTGCCGAAGCTTTCGTTAAGTCGCTCTGAAACGGTGTCTTTCAGAACGGGAAAGTCCTCGGCCTCTTCGGGGACAAGATGACCATGTGGGGTCAGGCGGAGGCCAAGGCGGCAGCCGGTTGCTGATGACATGCCGCTTTCCTATCGTTTTAATTGGGCGGATTGTTTATCGGCCCCTGTAAATTGGTCGTAAGTATCTAGCTCTTCTGGTTCCTCAAGGTCCTTGTCCCATTTACCTGGTGCGTCATCAGGATAGAGAAGAAGCGAGATCGACATTTGGCCCTGTTTCGAGAACGTAGTCATCTCGCGAACTTCTTCATTACCAACCCATATATCTTTTGGGTGTACGACGCCGGTTCGGTTGTCGATCAGCAGATCACCCCTAGCGGCAAGGGAAGCATCAGGGAGGGCTGTTAAATTCTGGCGCGCTTTGTAAAATATACCAGACTTTAGTAATGACTTGCTGCACCAAGCCCAGTCGATAAATCCATCCTTTCCGATAACAATCATCGCTCGCTTTGGGGTCATGTCGAGCCATTTCAGAATGGCCGCAGTCAACGATACGTCGTATCTATCGGCAAGGTGACTCATGAGATCTAGGTCGACAGAATTGCCATTCACTTGCTCACGAACATCATCCAACGGCATCAGCAAAAATGAGGCAAAGGTGTTGGCTTGTGCTTCAATGCGCCCATGCTCGGAATTCCAGTTGAGCATATCGCGTCCGCTGCATTGCATACCTTTGGGAGATAGTTGCCGATGCAGGAGATAGTGGCCAAGCTCATGGGCCAGAGTGAAATTGATCCGGCCTTTTGAGGAGATAGACTTGTTGTAAATGATACCCCATTCGCCGTGGCCATTAGGATGGGGAAGCAATGCGCCCTCAAACTTTTGAGACAAGTCCATTCCCTCAACCATGGTGATAGGTTCGTTCGGGAATATCTGTTTAGAATACTCGGCTGCAATGCTAGCCACGTTAATAGGGAAGCGCTGTAGCCCATGTGCCTCATGAAAGTGTTTGATTATCTTGCTGAGGTTGATTGCCCACTTTTCTGGCGTATTCGGTAGGCTCATTCCTCCCCGCCCCACATGTCGACCATTTGCTCGATCTTTTTCTTGTCCTCATCCTCAAGCTTGCTGAATTTTCTGAAGAATGCTTCTTGGAGAACTTTCTCGTCAGGGCTCGCCGATTCATCTAGGAGGTAGTCAGTCGTCACCGATAAAGCTTGGGCGATTAGGGTAAGTTTCTCACCGGAAGGTTTCCTGGTGCCTCGGTTTTCTATTTCCCAAATATATCCTTTGCTGGATTCGCATTTCTTTGCCAGCTGCTCAAGAGTTAGCTTCTTGGCCGTCCTTAGGGCTTTAATCTTCTCACCTAAATTCATTGACATGTATGGTCTCTCCCAAAAAATCACCAAGTTCTAGATAGCGTTACAAAAAGATATTGACAAGAGTAATCTATCGAAATAATGTGAAGTTCTAAATAGCGTTACTTATTATAGCGCATTAGTTGGTAAATTTGAAGATAGGAGTAGAAAATGGGTAAGGGTCCTGAAACGCACCATGTGGTGCCTAATAAAGATAAAGGTGGCTGGGACGTACGACGCGGCGGTGCTGACCGTGCGAGCGGCCATTTTGATACCAGGCAACAGGCCGTGGATGCCGGGCGTGACATTAGTCGCAATCAACAAACTGAATTTTGTATCCACAATAAGGACGGGAAAATTTCGCAGACAGATAGTCACGGAAATGACCCACGTCGAATCAAAGGTTAGAAGGGAATACAAATGACCGCCAATATTGCGAAATTTTTCCGTCACACACCGGCTATTTCTCTGGAAAAGTATTTCCTGGAATTCCCATCACCGGTTTCTGAAGCCGTTGATTGGTCTGACCTTCCATCAAACGTGAGCATGCCTTTGATTATGGCTGTTGACGATTTGACTGAAGATGATTTGGCAATGCTTAACACAAACTCTGAGCGCATCAATGAAATGACGGATGAAATTGGTCAGGATGCTCTCATGGCTGTTGTTTCGGCGGAAGACTTATCCGAATATGAAAACCTGCAAAGCGGTCATGACCGCGCTCTCTATGTATATCTGAGGAATCCTGAAGCTTTCAAAAGAGCTGAAGATATCCGGTTTTCCGATGCGTATAGAAAATCTCGGATGTGGGCAGGTTTCCTGGGCCCCAAGGAATCGGATGTTAGCAAGGACCCTTTAGACCGTGAATTATTCAAGGACAAGGTCTCCGCGTTGAGCCAGGCCAGCGGAAAAGTTAAGATCGAAGTATTCACACGCACTAAACCCTACGCGGACGGACAGGAACTAAAACTTGTTCAAGTTATGATTTACCGTGAGGGGCTGCCTGAAAGCTTCAATGTCTTTGATCAAGATGATCTTGTTTCTCAAATTGTGCGCCCTGTTCGTGAAGTCGTTCTGTCCTATGAACCACAGTCAGGACAAATTGAGATCATCGCCGATGATAGTGCTATTCGAGAGGAAGTCGTAAAAGCCTTTGCTGAAACGCTTCTGGGGACGGAGATCGATGGTGAAAGGGTTCCGCTTAAGCAGTACGATTTGAGCAAGCTGTTAAATCAATATGACTTTCCGACAGACCCTGATGATGGCATTGAAAATGTCAAAATCAGCATGCTGAAGCTGCGTCCCTACGATTCTACAAACAAGGTCACTCTGGAAGTGGGTGCAAAAGAACAAAAAACGATCCATCAGATGTCGCGCGAATGGTTCGCAATGCATGACCCACTTGGTGGTGGTTTTTTAGTTGCGCAAGTAAAGCTCACGATTAAGTTTGCGGCTGACAGCGAAAGCCCAAGAGGCAAAACTATCCCTGTGAAAATCAGCTATCCCAACAACTGTGACCTGAAAAGCCGGACCGAAAAAGAACGGTTGATTGGCGATAAATACCTCAAGAAGTGGGGTCTGCTGAAAGAGATCGAATATGGCCAGCCTACCGACTGATGTATATGTCGCTACCTGCCAGTTGATTGAGACGCCTTCTGCAATGGTGACCATTCAAAACTTGAATGGCTTATTTAACTCGGAGGTTTGTGCTGCACTTACGAAAACCGGCTTACTGGTCGATGCTCCATATCTTCAAGATATTGAAGTCGAGTATGAAGGTGAACTACGCAGCTACCCCGTGGAACGGCACGATGGAAACTGGCGCTATTTCCTGCAGGGGAGCGGTTGGGTTCAGGTGCCCCCTGAGTCTTTGAAGGTTTCCCGAGTCGATATTTCGGCATATCTCAAGGCTATGATGTCGGCGCTTGGTTTTGAGGAGCGAGCAGTTCCTGAGGAAATTAGAGAAAACGGGGTCTGGTATTTGGGCCAGGCCTGGTTGCAGAGCCGAAAGACACACATTGTTTATGTGAGAAGGTTGGGAGATGAAAGAACGATATCGGCTTTGACTGGTTTCTTGGAAGACCGGCACAAGAGTGACCCCGCCTTAATATTGACGACGGGCAAGAATTTACCTGCCTATCTTCAGTTGCCGGGACAAAACCGTATTGTCACTTTGGCTGACGCCATCAATTTTCAATCTGAAAAGCTTACATTCAAGACGGATTACTTGGCCAGAAAAATGGGTGGAAGTGTGAATAATACTGGCTTCAGTGATGGGTTTAGGACGGCCTATATAAACGGTAAAAATTATGAATTCTCGAATTTGCAGGCTCAAATAATCGAGGTGCTGAGCAATGCAGGAAGAGCCATGCACAAGTCTGAGATTATGTCTCAAGTGGAATCTTCACAAGAAGAAGTAATCGGTGTCTTTCGCTCCGGGGGAAAAAAGCATTCAGCATGGGGCGTCGTGATCAAGAACGATAGAAAAGGAAACTACTGGCTCGAACTCTAGACCACCAAAAAAAACAAGACATACGATGATGCCTCGGCTTTTGCCGGGGCATTTTTTTTGTCTTGAGGGCATTTCACACAGATTTTCACACACCTGACACACAGAATCTCACCCCCCTAATTTGCGATATTTCCCGTGTGATTTGGATTGAAACCGAAAGGAGTGCCATCACATGGATAAACCATTCTTAAACCAGATAGACCTCTCCCGGCGTTGGGGGATTTCGCCCCGAACATTGGAGCGTTGGCGTTGGCTTGGCGAAGGCCCCGTCTTCGTCAAACTCGGAGGCCGCGTGGCCTACCGCTTTGAAGATATTGAAGCCTACGAACAAGCTCATATGCGCAACAGCACATCTGACGATGGCCAAGCCGCCATGGGAGGTTTGTCATGAGTAAACTCAGCAAAATTGAGCAGCTTCGCAAAGATGATTACTACTTCAAAAACATACCTGACACCATCCGCATTCCTGCGATTGGCGCAAACCTGGAAGAGGTCGTAAAGCCAACAGAGGGTGCGACGCTCGATGATCTAGCATTTGCCGTTTTGGCATTGCAGGAAAAATCATCTGCACTTTATTCGCTGACTGAATCTGTTCGCAATCTTTATGACCAAGCGCGCAAAAACGGTGCCTTGGGTGCGCAGGTGGCAATTGATTGCCTTCCAGATGCGAAGGGTGGCTCAAAATGAACCTCCCAATTATTTCAGCGGATGAACGCCTTAAAGAAACCCGAGGTATCAAGGGTGTCATTTTCGGAAAATCCGGCATTGGCAAAACTTCGCTGCTCTGGACGCTAAATTCGTCAACCGCGCTGTTCTTTGACTTGGAAGCTGGTGACTTGGCCATCGAAGGCTGGCCCGGTGACACAATTCGCCCACGCACTTGGCAAGAATGCCGTGACTTCGCCGTTTTCATCGGCGGGTCAAATCCGGCCCTGCGTGAAGACCAAGTCTACAGTCAGGCACATTTCGATGCTGTCTGTGAGCAGTTTGGTGATCCGTCAGCCCTCGGCAAGTATGAGACTGTCTTCATTGATAGCATCACGGTCGCCGGTCGTCTTTGCTTCCAGTGGGCAAAAGGCCAGCCACAGGCCTTTTCCGACCGTACCGGCAAACCTGACATGCGCGGTGCTTATGGCCTGCATGGTCAGGAAATGATCGCCTGGCTAACCCACCTTCAACATACCCGGGGCAAGAACATCTGGTTTGTTGGAATCCTCGACGAGAAGCTTGATGACTTCAACCGCAAGGTATTCACCCCGCAGATTGATGGTTCAAAGACCGGCAATGAGCTGCCTGGCATCGTTGATGAAGTCATCTCCATGGCTGAAATCACTGAAGGTGATGGTGAGGCCTATCGGGCGTTTGTCTGTCAAACCCTGAACCCCTACGGCTTTCCGGCAAAAGATCGAAGCGGACGTCTTGATGTGATCGAGGAGCCGCACCTTGGCCGTCTGATGGAAAAAATCAGCGGCCCCGCAAAACCGGCAAACGAAAGGTTGGAGTTCTCAAGGCCACAACCTTCCGCCGCCGATACCCCCACCACCAATGACGATGAAGGAGCACAACAATCATGACCGGTGCATGGAACGATTACAACGATGCAGGCTCTCAAGCCTCTTATGATCTGATCCCCAAGGGCACCATTGTGCCAGTGCGGATGACCATTAAACCGGGTGGCTTTGACGATCCGGCGCAAGGTTGGACCGGCGGTTACGCCACCCACAATGACACCACCGGATCGGTTTATCTGAGTGCCGAGTTTGTCATTACCGAAGGACCGTTTGCCAAACGCAAGGTCTGGAGCCTGATTGGCTTGCTCAGCCTTAAAGGTCCCGAGTGGGGCAGCATGGGTCGGTCATTCGTGCGTGGCATCCTCAATTCATCACGGGGGCTGTCGGACAAGGACAATTCTCCGCAGGCTCAAAATTCACGTCGTATCAACGGATTTGCCGATCTCGATGGCATTGAGTTTCTGGCAAAGATTGATGTGGGCAAGGATGCCAATGGCGATCCCAGGAACGAGATCCACTTTGCGGTTATGCCCAATCACAAAGATTGGGAGACCTATCAGAAAAGTGGTGGTCTGTGGAAACCGGGTGTTGTCACCGCTGGAGTAATTACACCGGCACCGGCAACAACGTCCGGCACTGCGGACACGCAACCGGCCAGCAACCCTAATCGCCCGAATTGGGCGCAATAGGAGGGCGGTAATGTTACTTCGCCCACGCCAGAAAACCTTCGTCGAGCGTAGCGTAAGCGCGCTCGGCGAACACGGCAACACTCTGGCTGTTGCTTCGACCGGATTTGGAAAAACCATCGCGCTTGCGGGAGTTGCTGGCCAATTGCTGGCAGGCAACGATGCCAAAGCCTGTGTGTTGGCCCACCGTGATGAGCTAACGGCTCAGAATGAGTTGAAGTTTTCCAAGGTTAACCCAAACATCAGCACTTCCAAGTTTGATGCCGTGACCAAATCATGGCGCGGGCAGACGACCTTCGCCATGGTGCCAACATTGGCCCGTAAGGCAAACCTGGACGCCATGCCTGTGCTTGATTTGCTGGTGATTGATGAAGCCCATCATGTGGCTGCTGACAGTTACCGGCGTATCATCGATCAAGCCAAGAACAAGAACCCGGACGTTAAGATATTCGGCGTCACGGCGACCCCAAATCGTGGAGATAAGAAAGGCCTGCGCCCGGTCTTTTCCAATGTTTCTGATCAGGTGTTTATCGGCGAGTTGATTGCCTCTGGCCACTTGGTTCCGCCGCGAACCTTTGTGATCGATGTCGGAGCCCAGGAAGCCCTCAAATCCGTGCGCAAGACGGTGGACGACTTCGATATGAAGGCGGTTGACGCCATCATGAACAAGTCTCCCATTACCGATGCTGTTATCCGCCATTGGCGCGAGAAGGCTGGTAATCGTCAAACCGTGGTGTTTTGCTCGACGGTTGATCATGCCCGCAATGTCCGCGATGCCTTTGTTGCTGAAGGTATCAGTGCTGGGATGGTTTATGGTGACATGGGCACGAAGGCACGACGGATTGTGCTTCAGTCCTATGATGAAGGCGACATTCAAGTCCTTGTTAACGTCGCCGTACTCACGGAAGGTTGGGACCACCAGCCAACAAGTTGCATTATTCTGCTTAGGCCATCGTCTTATAAGTCCACCATGATCCAGATGGTCGGGCGTGGTTTGCGCACGGTTGATCCTAGCGAATATCCCGGTGTCGTAAAAACCGACTGCATCGTTTTAGACTTTGGCACGTCAAGCCTGCTGCATGGGTGTCTTGAGCAAGACGTCAATCTGGATGGTAGGACGGGATCAGGTCCTGCTTTGACCAAGGAATGCCCTGAGTGTGAAGCTCATGTGCCTTTGGCGGTGATGGAATGCCCCCTGTGCGGTTACCATTTCTATTCTGATAAAACCGATGACCTGCAGCCAATTTCTGATTTTGTCATGTCAGAGGTCGATCTGCTCAAACGTTCCAGTTTCCAATGGTGCGATCTGTTTGGTGACGACGCAGCCCTTATTGCCAGCGGCTTCAATGCCTGGGGCGGTATCTTCTTTCTGCAGGGGCGTTGGCATAGTCTTGGTGGCGGCAAGAATTTACGTCCCCGCCTTCTTGCAATGGGTGAGCGCACGGTATGTTTGGCAGCAGCCGATGACTGGCTCAATGAGAATGAGACAGATGAAAGCGCTCACAAAACCCGTTCATGGCTAAGCCAATCAGCAACAGACAGGCAGCTTCAATTCTTGCCCGCCGAATACCGCCAGGACTTCGGTCTGACCCGGTATCAAGCCTCTGCGCTATTGGCCTTTACCTTCAATAAATCTGCGATCACACAACTGGTGACATCGGCCTCTGATGGTGACCGGAGGGCGGCATGATCCATGGCACACATATCCAAAAAAGCAGCCCTGCGGCAGCGGTTATGGCATCCGCGAGGAACGCTTTGTTCCGTCTGTCGGCGACCAACTCGTGGTTTTGGTTGGTTCGACCGCCGGTCTTCGAAGCGTCTTCGACGCATGCTTTGGTTCTGTTCCATGGCTTGTCAGGGTTACTGGTCTCGATTGGCGAAGGAGGGATTGGGCATGGTTGACCTGACCGAGCAAGAACAAGCCGCCATTCGCTACGCCATGAAAATGGCATCGGAGATCATGGAAGAGATCGGCTGGCAGACCCGCTTGATTGACCTGTCTGAAGCGCAGGTCCTCACCCTCATTGAAGTTGCTGTTGGTGGCTTCCAGGACGCCATGCTGGCAACGGCCAAGGCCGATGACACGGAGATCCCATTCTGATGCTTGATTACAATTCTTCGGCCAACTTTGCCGACCAAATAAACAGCTTCATCGACGAAGCCCTGGTGGTGGAAAATCAGGCTCAGCCGTCCCGCAAATATCTGGGTGGATCGCGGCTTGGTGTCGGCTGCGACCGTGCCCTGCAATTTGAATACGCTCAGGCCCCCAAAGACGATGGGCGGGATTTTAAAGGACAGACCCTGCGCATCTTTGCCGCTGGTCACCTGTTTGAGGACATGGCCATCCGCTGGCTGCATATGGCCGGGTTCGATCTTTACACCACCAAAGGCAATAAGCCGGGTGGTGAGCAATTTGGCTTCTCGGTGGCGGATGGTCGTATTCGCGGACATGTGGACGGCATCATCAATGCAGGTCCTGTGCTGACGGGTTTCCCAGCACTTTGGGAATGCAAATCCATGAACGCCAAGTCCTGGAAGGATACGGTGAAGAAAGGGTTAGCTGTCTCCAAGCCGGTCTATGCGGCTCAGGTTTCCGTCTACCAGGCTTATATGGAAGCGACGGTACCCGGCATCTCCCAGAACCCGGCCCTATTCACTGCCATCAATAAAGACACATCGGAAGTCTATCACGAGCAGGTCCCGTTCGATGGCGGGTTAGCCCAGAAGATGAGCGACAAGGGCGTTCGCGTCATTCAGGCGACCGAGGCCGGTGAACTGCTTCCTCGTATTGCCCAGTCAGCTGATTTTTTCGAGTGCAAATTCTGTGATTGGTCAGATCGGTGCTGGAGATCGGACGTATGAGTGGTGACGTGGTGAAACTCAGCGATTGGTGCGATTTTAATTCAGCAGCCCCGCAAAGACAGGATGATGATCGGCAATCAGAGACGAGTGTCGATGACCTCAAATCTTGCCTTCTCGGCAATTTGCGAGGGGTACTGTCCTACCTGTTTCCCGCCGGGGTGTTCCGTCATGGCAAGTTTCTGGTTGGTGATGTTCAGGGCAACAAGGGCGAAAGCCTGACTGTTGAGCTGACCGGCAACAAAGCCGGAATGTGGCATGATTTTGCCACCAAGGACGGCGGCGACATTGTCAGCCTGTGGGCGGTGGCAACGGGCCGCAACACTCAGTCGGATTTTCCATCGTTGCTTGATGACATCAGGCATTGGTTTGGTGAACCTGGAAAAGAAAGCACTCATGTTCAATCTGAGATAACAGCACCCGTAGATGAACTGGGCCCGGTAACGGCTAAGTGGGATTACCACGGTGGTGATGGCACGTTGCTGGCCTGCGTCTATCGATACGATCCGCCCGACGGCAAACAGTTTAGGCCGTGGGATGTGCTTGCCCGGAAGATGAAGGCTCCTAACCCGCGCCCGCTCTACAACCAACCTGCCATAAGATCGGCGGAAGAAGTAATCCTGGTAGAAGGTGAGAAGGCTGCTGAGGCTCTCATCAAGCAAGGCATATGTACCACCACAGCCATGAACGGTGCCAGTGCGCCGGTTGAAAAAACCAATTGGTCACCGCTTGCTGCTAAGCGCGTATTGATCTGGCCCGACAAGGACGCAGCCGGATGGCAGTACGCCGAAGGTGCTGCAAAGGCAGTGCTAAATGCCGGAGCCGTCTCAGTTTCCATTCTTATGCCGCCGGATGATAAGCCGGACAAATGGGATGCAGCCGATGCTGTTGTTGACGACATGGATGTTGCTACATTCATTGCGAACGCGCCCCGTCAGTCCATTGCTGCCCCACAGTCAAATGCCCGTGCTTTCAGTCTAGGCCATATGCTCAGCGACACCTCTCCCATGCCAGAAGACATTATCGCTCCGCGTGTCCTGACGCCGTCAGGGATGCTGGTGTTTGGCGGCGCACCCAAGGTTGGCAAGAGCGACTTCTTGCTCAGCTGGTTGGTCCACATGGCAGCTGGTGTTGAGTTTCTATCTTTCAAGCCTTCAAGCCCATTGCGGGTGTTCTATCTGCAAGCAGAAATCCAATACCATTACCTGCGTGAACGCATTCGCCAGATAAATTTGCCGCCCGAGGTTATCACTGACGCACACGAAAATCTGGTGATCACGCCACAGCTTAAACTGATCTTGAACGAAGCAGGCCTTGCTACGGTCACGGCTCTTATCGCCAAGCACTTTCCAGACGGCCTCGACATCATCGTCATTGATCCCATCCGCAACGTCTTTGACGGCGGCGAGGCCGGGGCCAGTGAGAATGATAACAACGCCATGCTGTTCTTCCTGCGTGACCGGGTCGAAGAGCTGCGAGATTCTGTTGATCCCAACGCAGGCATCATCCTGGTTCACCACACCAAGAAGCTATCCAAGAAGCAGGTGGATGAAGATCCGTTCCAGGCATTATCCGGGGCCGGTTCACTGCGGGGGTATTACAGCTCAGGCATGATCCTGTTTCGCCCGGACGAGGCTCAACCAGAACGCCGTCTGATCACCGAGCTTCGCAATGGCCCAGCCTTGGCAGCAAAAATTGTCGACAAACATGAAGGCCAATGGATTGAGATTGATCCATCATCGGAGCGTTTGGTTCGTCAGGAATATGGTGAAAAGCTGGATGCTGAACGCCTGCGCAAGCGCGATGTGATCCTAAACACCCTGTTCGAGGAAGCCAGGTTAGGTAACGTTTATACCTCTATTCAGTTTGCAGAGGCTTTTGAAGGGAAGGTTGGCTTGGGTGGGAGAAGCACCATAGCTGAGCGCATCAGCGTGCTTGCCACCAAGGGGCACATCAAGTTTTTCAAGAATCCAGAACAGCATGATTTGCCGCCATTACGGCGATCAAAGTTTGGTTATCTGTGCGTTGAAACCATGCACCTTGGTCTTCCTGAAGATGTCGTTGATGCCGAGACCGGAGAGGTTGCAGAGGTCGTTCATCCCCTCCTGCCAACACACTTTAAATGCCGCCATACCGGTGTCGCCCTCGAGGTCGAAAACCCGAATATCTGGGTCTACCCGGATGTGGAGGAGGATCAATGATGGGCTCAATCATCCTCAATTGTAGAATCCAGAGCGGCTGGATTCTGGATTCTAGCTGGACGCTAATTTTAAGCAAATTCAGTGGGTTATGCATGGTTTCAGAATCCAGCTGGATTCTAGATTTGGATTCTTGGATTCTGGCCATACCCCCATATTTTCTGAGGTGTTCAGCCTCCATTCTAGAATCCAGTCTTTCTCCTACCCTTACAGGGGTATCGGGTAGTGGCCACCGCTTTCGCTTGGCCACACCCTCTTGGCCGATGTCGTCGGCACCATCAATCAACCAATCCAAAAAACCGGGTGGCGATGCATCCGACCAAGAACGTCATCGCCACCCTCACCACACCGCAACCCAAGGAGAAGCGATATGGATAAATCCAGTTTGACCAAACCAGAACCGGACGCAATGGCCATGACGGTCCTAGCCCTTGATCTTGGCACCAAGACCGGATGGGCTCTGCATGGCCAGGACCAGTCTATCACCAGTGGCACGGTCGAATTTAAAAACGACCGGTGGCAGGGTGGCGGCATGCGCTTCCTGCGGTTCAAGCAATGGCTGACCGAGGTCAAGCAAATGGCCGATGGTTTGGATGCAGTGTTCGTTGAGGAAGTTCGCCGTCACATCGGTGTTGATGCCGCCCACGCCTACGGTGGCTTTCTCGCCCACGTCACAGCTTGGTGTGAACATCACCAAATCCCTTACGAGGCTGTCCCCGTCGGCACCATCAAACGCCACGCCACCGGCAAGGGCAACGCCAACAAGGACGCCATGGTCGCTGCCATGTGTGCCCGTGGGTTCAATCCCGCCGATGACAACGAGGCCGATGCCTTGGCTCTGCTGGGTTGGGCACAGGATCACCGCATGGGAGGTGCGCCATGAAGTGGCATCCACGAGAGTTTGGCGGTACACGTCGCAATCCCGATCAGGTCAAAAAGGATGGCTGGCAAGACCAGGGCATGTTGGCCGTGTCGGTTGAAGATGACCGGCTGACCTGGCCGGAGAAAGAACTAATCCGCCAACTGGGTGAGAAGCTCTATGGCAAGCGAAAGGAAGAAGCACATGGGCAATAATCACTGGACGGCACCGCTGGTGGAAGAACGCTTGGTTGAGGCCGCTGGTGTCTTGAAGCGGCTGCCTGAAGAAAGGGTGCAGGGGTATTTCTCAGCATGGCCAGATGTGGTCCATGATCTCAATGAGTCCTTTGGTTGGCATGATCCGGTGTTGCGCAGGCCTTGGCCCTCGCCGGGCTCCATTGACCGCATGGATGAGACAATGCAGTGGTTGCAGTGGTTAGATCCTGATGTGGCGAAGATCTGTTGGTTCAGAGCGGCAGGAAAACGGTGGAAAACCATCTGTTGGAAAGTCGGATTGCAACGAACAGCGGTCAACCAACGCTATCTTTTTGGTCATTGTGTCATAGCCTGGAGGCTTAACGGTCATAGGCTGCCAAGTAATCGTTCGCGCCGTGACGTGATTGCGATGGTCCAATCGGCGAAGCCGTAAGTAGTGGATAAAAAGGTGTTCGGCGAACACTTTTCGCGCGGACAAAACCGGCTAAAAGGGGTATGTTTTTAGCTAACCTCAGGAGAGTTGGGCACGGGCGTTATTGCAGCACTGGACCGCTTTTCCTTGGAGGCATTTAATTTGTTATTTGAAGGTTTGTTTTGATCATGCCAATTGGGTTGTCCCGTTCAATTTTGACGTTTGCACTGGCTGTCACTGTGGTGGCTGTTGCGTCGATCAGTGCCAAGGCTGACGTTGTTGGTCCGGCCAGGGTCGTTGACGGGGACACGCTAGAAATCACCGGCACAAAGATCCGGATGCATGGCATCGATGCGCCTGAGAGCAAGCAAAGCTGTCTGGCAAATGGCAAAACCTATCGATGTGGTATGAAGGCTACGGAAGCTCTGAGCCAATTGATCGGTTCTTCCTCGGTTCGCTGTGAGGAGAAGGATCAGGATCGCTACGGTCGTGTGGTCGCAGAGTGTTTTGTTGGTCAGGTTAATCTCAATGCATCTCTTGTCAGCCAAGGCTGGGCGTTGGCCTACCGTCGTTATTCGATGGATTACGTTGGCGAGGAGACAGATGCTAACACCAAAAAACATGGGCTTTGGGCGGGAACGTTCACAGCTCCTTGGGATTGGCGTAGAGGCAAGAGGCTTGCCGCCTTTCAACAACCGTCCACGTCTGTGAATGGCTGTGCGATCAAAGGCAACGTCAGCAGCAAAGGCTCAAAGATATTCCATGTGCCTGGCGGACGTTATTACGAACAAACACGCATTGACGAGGCCAAGGGCGAACGCTGGTTCTGCTCTGAAGCTGAGGCGAAAGTTGCTGGTTGGCGGCGATCAAAGCAATAAATGGGTCCTTCCTGGCCGATTTCCTATGCTGGGGGGCTCAGTCCGACAGTTTCCCAGTGACGTCCTGAAAAACACCATTTCGTTTCGTTTCAAATATCGCCCGAACCTGCTGAATCGCGGGCAGGAAGTGGCTTGAGCTGATTTTAGAAAAGTTGGTGGAAACGAAATGGAACGCTGGGTCGTTTCGTTCCAAAGCGAAATGCGCTCCAAATTGATTAACTTTTGAAGAGAACACATTGAACGCTCAAATCATCAACATCGGTGACAAGGTCGAGATGATCGCCACTGGCGAACTCTCCTGCCACCCGGATAATCCGCGCCGGGGAAACGTCGATGAAATCAGGTCCAGCATTCGGAGCAATGGATTTTACGGAGCGCTGGTCGTTCACAGATCAACGGGTCACATCCTTGCGGGCAACCACCGTTTCATGGCGGCCCAAGCGGAAGGGTTGGACAAGGTCCCGGTCATCTACGTGGATGCCAGCGATGATGATGCCAAAGCCATTCTGGTCGGAGACAACCGCCTTTCGGATTTAGCGGAAAATGATCCGGAACTTCTCGTCGCCTTGTTGCAAGCCATTCAATCTCGCGAACAAGGCCTGACCGGAACCGGTTATTCTGATGACGACCTTGCTGCACTATTGGCAGCCGGTATGGATGATGGAGAGGCGCTGGAGGGGGAAGACGATGTTCCCGATACGCCGGAAGATCCAATTTCCCGCCCCGGTGATTTGTGGGTTCTTGGTAACCACCGTTTAATTTGCGGTGATGCGACAATTGCCACCGACGTGGAGCGATTACTGGAAACGGTCAAACCGCTCCTCATGGTCACAGACCCGCCTTACGGTGTCGAATATGACCCGTCATGGCGCAACAAGGCTGGTGCTGCGGGAACCAAGAGAACTGGTAAAGTTTTAAACGATGATCGTGCCGATTGGCGTGAAGCCTGGGCTTTGTTCCCGGGTGACGTTGCGTATGTCTGGCACGGTGCATTGCATGCGGCGACTGTCGCTGAGAGCCTTGAGGAATCGGGCTTTAAAGTCCGCTCGCAGATCATCTGGGCCAAGGAAAGATTGGTTTTGAGTCGTGGTGATTACCACTGGCAACATGAACCCTGCTGGTATGCGGTCAAAAAAACAGGCAAGGGTCACTGGGCTGGTGATCGTAAGCAGACAACGCTCTGGCAGATATCCAGCCGGGATCAGGACGCAAAAACTGTTCATGGAACCCAAAAACCTGTCGAATGTATGCGCCGCCCCATTTTAAACAATTCAAGTCCCGGTCAAGCTGTCTACGAACCCTTCATGGGATCTGGCACCACGTTGATCGCCGCTGAAAGTACGGGTCGCGTTTGCTATGGCTCTGAACTGAGCCCGGCCTATGTGGACGTGGCAGTTTTACGTTGGCAAAAAATTACAGGAGGAAAAGCAATGCTGAATGGCGATGGCCGTTCGTTTGATGAGATCAAGGAAGGGAAGGCCGCAGCATGAGACAGTCAAGACGGATGTCATTATTGGAATCATTGATCAATGTGGCCGTTGGATACGGCGTCGCCGTATTAGCCCAGGTTATGATTTTTCCCCTGTTCGGCCTTGAGGTTGCGCTGTCTGACAATCTTGCTATCGGCGCGATCTTCACAGCCATATCGATTGTGCGCAGCTATACCCTGCGCCGGGTGTTTGAAGAAATTCGGGTTCGCAGGGTCTGGGCCTGACATTAAGCCCGGTCACATCATTATATGTCTGACAATACCCAGCCCATCTCGGTGATTACGAGCTTGCTCGACCTATCCGAAAGACGGGTGCAACAGCTATCGCGGGCAGGGGTTATTCCGAAAGCAGCGCGAGGCCGGTACGAGCTGATTGGATCGGTCCGTGGCTACATTCGACATTTGCGCGACATCAATATTAAAAGCGAGACGGGGACCGTTGATTACGGCACCGAGCGCGCAAGGTTGGTTAAAGCCAAGGCTGATTTAGCCGAAATGGAAGCCTCACAAATGCGGGGAGACCTGCTTCTCGCACCTGACGTAACGGCGGCCTGGACGGAGATCGTGGCGCTGATGCGAGCGCGGCTGCTGGTGCTGCCTGATAAAATCGCGCCGGTGGTTCATGAAACGACAAGCCTCAACGAAACAAGGGACGTCCTCAAAAAGGCGGTCTACGAAATCCTCACGGAAATCGCCGCCACAGACGTTGAAATCTTGCCTCACACTGATGGGAACACCAGCGTTGAGGAAGGCGGTGAAAAACGCCTGCAAAGTGGCGGCACCACCGCCGGACCTGACGATCAGCCAGTGGGCGGATCAAAATCGTAGACTGAGCTCTGAAGCGAGTGCCGAGCCCGGTCAATGGATGACGGATCGCGCTGAATATCAGCGCGGCATCATGGAAGCTATTTCTGATCCCTCGGTGGAAACCGTGGTGGTCAAGACATCTGCACAGGTCGGTAAAACCGAGTGCATCCTAAATGCGGTTGGCTATTACGTTGATCAGGATCCATCGCCGATCATGGTGGTGATGCCGACGGAACGAGACGCAGAGACATGGTCAAAGGACCGTTTTGCCCCAATGGCGCGCGATACGCCGTGCCTGCGCGGCAAACTGTCTGATCCTAAATCGCGGGATGGATCGAACAAGATCCTGCATAAGAAATTTGGTGGCGGTCACCTGACTATCGTCGGTGCCAATGCACCATCGGGTTTGGCCATGCGCCCGATCCGCATTTTGCTTTGTGATGAGGTGGATCGGTATCCGGCCAGCGCTGGTGCCGAAGGTGACCCGGTCAATTTGGCCAAAAAAAGAACCGTCACCTTCTGGAACAGAAAGATGGTTATGGTCTCGACCCCGACCATCAAAGGAGTGAGCCGAATTGATGCGGCCTGGGAAGAAAGTGACAAACGCCGGTATTGGGTGCCGTGCCCCGATTGTGGGGAACATCAGATCCTGCGCTGGGAGCAAGTCCGCTGGGATAAAGACGCGACAGGAAAACATCTGCCCGAGAGCGCCCATTATGTTTGCGAACAATGCGGCACACTTTGGAAAGACGCCAAACGCGGTGGGGCCATCCGTCTCGGCGAATGGAGAGCGGAAAAACCTTTTGCCAAGATTGCCGGGTTTCATCTGAACGAGATTTACTCACCATGGGTCAAGCTGGAAGAGATGGTTCGCACCTTTCTTTCCGCCAAGGAACACGGTGAGGAAGCCATGAAGACATTTATCAACACGTCGTTGGGGGAAGTCTTCGAAATCCGGGGCGAGGCTCCGGAATGGGAGCGCATTTACAATCGCCGTGAGGAATATCCTATCGGCGTGGTGCCGGAAGGTGGGCTGTTTTTGACAGCTGGTGCCGATGTGCAGCGTGATCGCATTGAGGTCGAGGTGATTGCCTGGGGCCGTAAACGGGAAAGCTGGTCGTTAGATTACCGGGTTCTCCATGGTGATACGGCCAAGACGGGTGTTTGGAACAAATTGAGCGCCATGCTGGAAGAACGGTTTCCCCATACGGAAACCGGCGCTGGCATGATGATTGATCGTATGGCCGTTGATTCTGGCTATGCCACCCAGCAAGTTTATGCCTGGTCGCGGACGGCTCCATTGGGGCGCGTCATGCCCATCAAGGGCGTTGATAAAAGCCGTTTCCCCATACAGGGGCCCAGTGATGTCGAAGTAAAGATCGGCAAGCGAAAACGCAAACGTGGAGCCAAGCTGTGGACGGTCTGTGGACCGGTGTTTAAAGCAGAGCTCTATGGTGATCTGCGTAAGGACCCGCCTGAAGAGGAAGAAGAGTTTCCGCCGGGATACTGCCATTTTCCACAGTATGACCCGGAATATTTTAAGCAATTGACCGCCGAGCAGGCTGTCACCCGGGTCAAGAAAAACGGGTTTGCTGTTATCGAATGGCAAAAAACCCGTGAGCGTAACGAGGCGCTGGATTGTCGGGTCTATGCCCGAGCTGCTGCTGAATATGATCTGGTGCGTCTAACCGAGCGTGTTGCCCGTAACAAGGAACGAAAGCTCGAGGAAAACGCCAAGGAAAATAACAAGGACGGCTTGGCCAAAACGAAACGATCTCTGTCCTTGCCGGAGACGGAAGCCGACACATCATCGCGTTGGGCAGATCCTATTTTGTCCGATGATCCCTGGCTCTAAACAGGCTTTAGATAATGACTGAATTAACAACATTGGAAACCCGGCTTACGGAAGCCGAGGCTGCTCTGCATGTGCTTGCCACGGGCGGTCAACGCCAAGTCGTCGATATCGGCACCGGAGGCCGCGTTGCCTATACGGCGGCCAATGTTGCTGAGATGCGACTTTATATCGCCGGTCTCAAAAACCAGATCGCCAAACTTAAGGGTCTGTCCAAGCGGGCTCCTATCTACGTGGAATTTTAAATGCTCCAACGATTGCGTTCCTTCATCTCGCGGCCAAAGGCTCATGCGGGAGCCCATCATGGTGCCTCGACCACGGACCGGGAGACTGCCTCCTGGCTGCCATCATTTGGATCGGCGGATGCGGACCTGCTGGATGATTTGCCCATGCTGCGGGCGCGCAATCGTGATTTGGCAATTAATAATGGCATTGCTTCGGGTGCAATCCAAACCATCACCGACAATGTGGTCGGCACGGGATTTAGATTATCGGCCAAGCCGGATTATCGGGCGCTGGGTCGTGACAAAGTTTGGGCTGACGAATGGAGCAACCAGATTGAAGCCCTGTGGCGAACCTGGGCGGATGGAACCGATTGTGATGCCGGGCGAACGTTGAATTTTGCCGGTCTCACCCAGTTGGTGTTCCGTTCTGGATTGTTGAACGGTGAAGCCATGGCTCTTCCCTTGTGGTTGCCTGGTGACGGACCGTTCGCTACCCGCATTCAGATAATTGAGGCCGACCGACTGTCAACGCCACCGCATAAAAGTGATGGCAAAGGAATGCGCGCCGGTATCGAAGTTAATGCCTACGGTGCGCCGCAGGCTTATTGGATCAAGAAAACCCATCCTGGTGATCATTTTGCCTGGGCGGCCACTGCCGAAGATTGGCAGCGCGTGCCTGCCTTTACGCGGTGGGGTCGCCATCGGGTTATTCATGTCCATGATAAGGAACGTACCGGACAGACCCGGGGAAAGCCTCTGTTCTCTGCAGTGATGAAGCAGTTTCGCATGCTGGATAAATACCAAAGCAGCGAACTGCAGGCTGCTGTTATTAACGCCATGATTGCGGCCTTCATTGAAACGCCCATGGATCAGGACAGCATTGTCGAGATGTTCGGTGGTGACGCCGATCAATATATGCAGGACCGCAACGCCTATATCAAAAACCGTGTCCGTCTCAAAGGTGGAGCGGTTATGCCGTTGTTTCCGGGAGACAAACTGTCGTCATTTGCGCCGTCGCGTCCGGCAGATGGTTTCGCGCCTTTTGTTGAGGCCATGTCCCGTCATGTGGCGGCGGCGTTGCATATGCCCTACGAGCTTTTGCTCAAAGATTTTAGCAAGACCAATTACTCCAGTGCCAGGGCGGCATTATTGGAAGCCTGGCGGTTTTTCAATGGCCGTCGGCAATGGCTGTCAGCCCATTGGACACAACCTGTTTATGAACTCTGGCTCGAAGAAGTCATCGAGGCCGGGTTGATCGAAGCCCCTGATTTTTACGAACATCGCCGAGCTTATGCCCGATCCCGTTGGATTGGGCCAGGTCGGGGGTGGGTGGATCCGGTCAAAGAAGCAAAGGCTGCTCAGACCCGCATGGATATCGGAGTTTCGACCCTCGAAAACGAATGCGCCGAGCAAGGTCTCGACTGGGAAGAAGTTCTGGAACAGCGGGCGCGGGAGCGTGAACGCATGACCGAGCTTGGCTTATTGGGTGCGGCAGATGTTGTATCCGGGCAACCGTTTGTGGAGGAAGCACCCGATCAAGAATTAGGTCACGTTAAGGAAGCAAAATCATGAAGTATCCCCGTCTGTGGTCACGCCTCTATAACACGCCGCTGGCCATCGGGTTCGATAAGCTGAGGGTGATCGAAGGTGTTTTTCGCAAGCATCTTGATGAGCCGCTGGCAGCATTAAACCGACCAGATAGCAACGGGCGTTCGTCCTATTCCGTCTCAGGTGGTGGTGTTGCCGTTATTCCTGTGCAGGGCACTTTGGTACAGCGTTCCAGTGGTTTGGATGCGGAAAGTGGGTTGACCAGTTACGCCTCTATCGGCGCACAAATTCGTGAGGCCATGGCTGACACTCAAGTCCGTGCCGTACTCATGGAAATAGATAGTCCCGGCGGTGAAGTCGCGGGGTTGTTTGATTTGGTGGATACCATTTATCAGGCCCGGAGCATTAGACCGGTCTGGGCCATCGCCAACGAAAACGCCTATTCGGCGGCTTATGCCATTGCCAGTGCTGCGGAACGGCTCACGCTGCCACGCTCCGCCGGTGTTGGTTCTATTGGCGTGGTTGCCATGCACATGGATCAGAGCGCCAAGGATGCCAAGCAGGGGTATGTCTACACACCGGTGTTTGCCGGGGATCGCAAAATTGATGGCAGCGAGCATTTTCCGCTGACAGCTGAAGCCAAGTTCTCCCTCCAAGCGGAAGTGGACCGGCTTTATGACCTGTTTGTCTCCACGGTGGCCCGCAATCGAAACATTGATGCAAGTGTCGTCCGCGCCACTGAAGCTGGGTGGCTTAACCCGCAAGAGGCCGTGGCTTCTGGCTTTGTCGACGGCATTGCGACCTTCGCTGAAACCTTATCAGAACTGGAACGACGGGCGGCCCCGTCGGTAACAACAACGGGTGTGCGGGCCGCTGCGCATCGTGCATCACAGACAAGGAATCCAAAAATGGATAACGCACAAGAGGCGGATATGAATGCCGTCCAGGAAATTACCGGCGCTACCGAGCCGGAAAATACATCTATCAATACTGCGGTCAATACGGAAGCGTTGAAGGTGGAAGGCCACAGTGATGGTCGGACGGCGGAGCGCAAACGCATTGCCGCCATTCTGGGAGCTTCCGAGGCAGAAGGCCGTGCCGATTTGGCCCGGTCTCTCGCCACAGAAACCGACCTGGACGCGACAAGTGCCATCAAGGTTCTGTCCTCAGCACCTGAACAGCCGAAAACTGGTGGCCTGCTGAATGCTGCCATGGCCAATGTCGACAATCCGGTTGTTGGTGCCGATGCCCCGGAAGATGAAGAAGACACTGCCGTCGCGGCCATGACGGCCCGGGCACTTTCGACCCTCGGTCACAAACCCACACCTAATCAAGGAGCCTGATCATGGCGCTACGCGATCCCAATTTTGGCAATGTGGATGCCTTTACTCAAGAGGACCTCATTGCCGGTGACTTTCCCCGTCACACCGATACCGTGATCATCGCCGCCGGTGAAAATTTGACCATGGGGTCTGTGTTGGGTGAGGTCACCGCCGATAATACCTTCAAGCTTTCGCTCGCCGCAGCTGTTGATGGGTCGGAAGGCCCTGTCGCCATTTTGCAAAACGATGTGGACGCCAGTGGCGGAGCCCTCAAGGCCGCTGTCTGGTTTGCCGGTTGCTTTAACGAGGACGCTCTCGTCTTCGGCACCGGTCATGACAAATCCACCACCAAGCCGGGGTTTCGCTCCCGGAGTATTTTTCTCAAACCTGTTGTGGGAGCTTAAATTATGCCAATCAACGCTTATGATACCGGTCGTCTGGAGCGCGTCATCGAAGGCATTGTCGCCTCCAACGCCGAGCCGGTCCAGTTCCTGGCCCGAACCTTCTTCTCGACAGTTTCGCGATCTGACACGGAGGAGATTTTCTTCGACGTGGTCGATGGCAAGCCGCGCATTACACCCTTTGTCTCTCCTTTGGTTGAAGGCAAGGTGGTGGCGAACCGTGGTTACGAGACCAAGAGTTTTAAACCCGCCTATCTCAAGGAAAAACGGGTGGTCCGGCCACAGCAAGGTCTTAAACGCCGTCCGGGTGAGGCATTCTTAGGCGGCATGTCTCCTGAAAGCCGCATTCAGGCCGCCGTCGCCGATAACCTGGCCGATATGCTCAAGATGCTGAACCGTCGCTTTGAAGTGATGGCGACCGAGGTGCTTTTGACAGGCAAACAAGTGGTTGCAGGTGAAGGCTACGCCACTCAGGTGGTGGATTTTCAGCGCGACGCGACCCATACGGTGGCGCTCACCGGCACGTCTCGCTGGGGTCAGGCCGGTATCAGCCCTCTGGCTGATTTGCGTTCCTGGGCGATTACGGTGCGGGGAAATTCCGGCCTCAGCCCGCGCACGGTGATTATGGAAGACAGCGCCTTTGAGGAATTCCTCAAGGACCCGGAAGTGAAGGCCCTGTTCGATGTCAGGCGCGGCACCTCTATCAGTCTGTCGCTTGATCCTATCGTCGCGGATGAAAAATCTGTGTTTCGCGGTAACATCGGCAGCTTCGATATCTGGACCTACAACGATGTTTATGTGGATGACGACGGTGTGGACCAGACGCTGCTTCCCACCGGCACGGTGTTGCTGGTAGCACGAACGGGATTGGAAGGTGTTCGTCACCACGGGGCCATTCTTGATGAAGCCGCAGGCATTCGTCCGTTGGAATATTTTGTTAAATCCTGGTCGGAAAACGATCCGCCGGTGCGCTACATGCTCCTGCAGTCTTCGGCTTTGGTGGTGCCTTACCGGGCCAATGCCAGTTTTTGTGCAACCGTATTGTAAGGGGGATAGCCATGAAGCTTAAAGCAAACGTTATGGTCGTCGCCGGTAAGAAAACCCATTCTCCTGGCGATACGTTCGATATCAACGAAGACGAGGGACGCAGGCTTGTTGAGCGAAAGCTGGCAAGTCTGGTCACAGAACAACCAGCAAAGAAGGGCGGTAAGGCCAAGTCTGAACCTGATACGCCCAGTGAAGATGAATGACCTTCGCTTCCCTGGCATCGGAGGTACTCGACGTCACATTTGATGAATTTGGTGTTGATGCACTGTATTCCCCGCAAGGGGGAGCTGCTGTGAACATTCGGGTGATCGCCATGCGTCCTGACGAGATTACCGGTTTTGGCGAAACCCGGGTCCACACGGAAACGGCCCTGTTTGAGGTTCGTGTGTCGGAATTAGCCGAACCACGTCCTGATGATCTGCTCACCATTGATGGTGCTGACTACGTTATTCAGGGAGAACCTGAACGGCGTGATCCGCATCGTTTGTTCTGGACACTGGACACAAGACCCGCATGAAGCTTGGTGCCGCCATCGTTGGTTCCCTCATGGCCGATATGCAGGCTGAGACAAAGCGCATTGAGCGCGGTGTTGCTGCTGGCATAAAGGAGGCCGGTGCAGGGCTTAAAGGCGGTCTGCGCAAACAGGTGGTTGCTGCCGGTTTAGGGCTCAGGTTGGCGAGAACATGGCGGAGCCGTGCTTATCACAACAAGGGACATGATGCTGCCACACTGGTTTCGTCCAAGGCTCCACAGATCATTCGCACCTTTGATGAAGGGGCTGTGATTCGGAGCAAGTCGGGCCTTTGGCTGGCCATTCCGACACCGGCAGCACCCAAACGAGGTGTTGGCGGAAAGCGGATCAATCCGGGTAATTTCCCGGAGCACCGATTTGGGCCATTGCGGTTTGTCTATCGTCGTGGTCGTCCGTCACTTCTGGTGGTGGATGGCGTTCGTATCAATAAATCCGGACGGGTTGGTCGTCGTGCCAAGGGTGGCGTGTTCACCAAAACCGGACGGATGAAACAGGGTATCACAACCGTGGTCATGTTCATCATGGTGCCGCAGGTGAAAATTAAGAAACGCCTGGATGTGGTGCGGGAAGCCAAACGTTGGGAGAGGAAATTGCCGGGATTAATTGGTCGCGGAATGAGACAATTAGACGGATTTCAACGGTAAAAACAGCCGGTTTGTTGCTGTGTCCAATTTAGAAAATCCGAAACCTTGGTAAAACGCTTCAGCATCCGTATTCAATGCATCGACGACCATGGCGTAAACAGCGATCTCATCACTGAGCGCTAAGGTGCGCTTGATAGCGTCAGCAAGAAGGACTTTCCCGAGCCCGACTCCTTGGGACTTTGTGCTGACTGCCAGCCGACCAATTAATGCAGCTGGAAGAGGGTGCTTGGGGAGCTTTTTGACAAGGTCACTTGGTAAAGAAGAAAGATCAATCGAAAGGGCACTCAGGGTGTAATAGCCGAGAATGGTTTGATCGTCTGCTGCTGAGCGTATGACAAAAATTCTAGCGATTCGTCTCTTGGTATCTTGAGAGGCTTGTCGTTGGAGATAGGTGTCGAGCTCATCTGTGCCACAAGAAAAAGCCGCTCGGTTATGTTTTTTCCCAAGCGGCTCGATGACTAAGTCCGGCTTATCCGTCATTTAGAAACAACACGCTGATCATGGCCATCTAGAGCGGAGAGCAGTTTGGCGTTGAATTTAACTGGCTTGGATAAAGCATCAAAGAACGCCTCAGAATCACGTTTATTGAGGGTCATGGTTTCGTGTTCGTGGATTGTCTGTTCTGCAGACGCCAGTGCGCTGGCGAGAATAAATTTACTAACTGTTTTGCCCTCAAATGAGGCGGCGCGTTCAATGGTGTGTTTGGCATCGCCATTGAGCCGCAGGTTAACGCGTTGGGCTTTTGAAATCGCTGTTGCCGTCATGGTTTTGATCCTTTTCTTGCTAGCTGTATATGTACGTCAAAACGGTGCCTTTTTCAAGGAATTTATACATGAGCAAAACAGAGCAGATCCTTGAGGCAATCAAAACCCTGCTCATAACAGTGCCGGGAGGCAAGGTCGAGCGCAACTCAGCGGTGCCTGAGAAAATACCAACCGGCGGCCTGATCGTGCTGCGTGACGGCGATCCGGGCGAACCGGAAACTGCCCTTGGTGGCTTTGACGGCGTTTACTACAGCCATCATGTCGAGATCGAACTTTACATCGAGGATGGCGACGCCACGATCCGTGATACGGCCTTCGATACCCTGGTGCAATCCGTCGGTACGGTCTTAAAAACCGATTCAACCCTCGGCGGCCTTGCTTTTGGCATGTCCTATGGCCGTCCGGAAATAGACACCGAAGCGGTGGCCGGAGCCCCAGCCATCAAGACCGGCACAATCATTGTGACCGTCGAATACGAAACCGCCAGCCCGCTTGGCTGAGTAAACCTCAACAACAGGAGACATTAAATGTCGCGAGCCTATGGTTCGAGCGCAACACTGCTGCTCAAACGAGAAACCACCTACGGCACATCGCCGTCCGGGAACTTCATCCAGATGCCTTTTAACAGCGTCTCTCTGGGCTCCGAACAGGGCCTGATTGATGACCCGGTGTTGGGTCAGGGACGTGATCCGCTGGCTCCCTTGCAGGATGTGATCAGCGATGAGGGTGATATCATGGTGCCCATGGATCCCCGATATCTGGGCCTCTGGCTCACCGGCTTGTTCGGTGATCCAACCAGCACCGATAATCTGGACGGAACCTTCGATCATGTGTTCGTGTCGGGCGTCGATGCACTGCCCAGTTATTCTCTTGAAGTCGGCATGGCCCAGGTGCCCGCCTTCTTCATGCATGCAGGCGTGGTTCTCAATTCCATCGCGTTGGATTTCCAACGCTCCGGTGCGGCGGCGGTAACCATTAATGCAATCGCCCAGGGAGAGACCCGTAACGGCACATCCCAGGGCGGCACACCCAGCACACTTGCTTTTAACCGGATCAGTCAATTTCAAGGCTCCATCAAGAAAGCAGGTGCTGCGGTGGCCAACCTCACATCGGGGTCACTGACCTATTCCAATAACCTGGAGAAAATCGAGACCATCCGCTCCGACGGATTGATCGATGGTGCAGATCCAACAGTGGCGTCATTGTCGGGTCGCATCGATGTGCGGTTTTCGGACACCACCCTGATTGATGCGGCAACAAGTGGCACGCCGGTAGACCTGGAGTTTGGTTACACCGTCGGTACATCCAGCGTCATGTTCACCGCCCATGAAGTTTACCTGCCCAAGCCCAAGCTGGCCGTGGAAGGCCCCGGTGGTATTCAGGCCAGCTTTGATTTTCAAGGAGCCAAGAATGAAGCGGCAGGTCGCATGCTGACTGTGACGCTGGTCAACGATTTGGATGGGACGGTGTACGCATGATCTCCTTAAAACAACCGAGTGAGCCATTTGACATTGAGCTTCCCTACGGTATTACCGTCACCGTTACACCCTTAACGACGACCGCCATGGCAGCCGCTCAGGCAGGTGCCCGGCGGCGGGTTGAGGCTGTGGAAGCGCAAGTACGGGACCGTAAGGACTCTGGCCTGTCACTGGACGGCCTCCCAGATCTCAGCATTGAAGAGGAACGGGACGGCTTCCTGCAATGCCAGGTCGTTTATGAATTGGCGACCCGCCAGATCACCGCCTGGGCGGGCATCGAAGATAATCCGCCGGTCACCCGGGACAATATCATCGCGGTTATGGATATCTATCCGGTCGGCGAGCAGTTCCTGCAAAAGCTAACCCTCCAGCAGATGTTGCTCAACGCCGCAAAAAACGCATCCGGGCTCTCTGCCTCTGGCACTTCAAGCCAGGTGGAGGGCCCGGATACTGCCAAGGCTGCCAAGATGAAGATGCCGCCTGTTCAACAAGAAAACTAAATCCGGGCGAACGCCAGTGTCCCTACCAGGAACATGCCCTGCAATCGCCGGAAGAACACCAGGCCTGGGACGTGCTCAATGCCTCTCTTGGGCAACTGCGCTTTGCGCCGTCCGGCCATGTGGCGGGTATTGATATGAATGCGGCCCTTAAAATTGTTGAGGTTCGAGGGTTCGAGCCGGGCGTCATGTCCGAGCTTCTGAGCGCGGCAGAAGGTGGCCTGATTGAAGCGATGAACCAGAAAGAATTGGACTAATGGCAAAAGCCAAACATACCTATGCAATCCGTCTCAGCGTTGACGGTGGTGGCAAGGTCAAGGCTGAGCTCATGGATGTGGGCCGCGCTGGTGACAAGTCCCTGAAGAAGATTGAAAAGGCGGGTGGCAAAGCATCTCTAGGCCTTACCAAGTTGTCTGATCGCGCCCAGGCCTTGGGCCGTAATATGAAGTTTCTCTACGGCGCTATTGCCGCCGCCGGGGCCATTCGCGGTCTGCAGGAAATGGTCAAACTCTATGCCGACTTTGAAGCTGGCCTGATCGGCGTTGGCAAGACGGCAAACCTGTCCAAGACGGAACTGGCCTCACTAGGCCAAGACATCGATGCGCTTTCCAAACGCATCCCCGTGGCCACCGACGAACTGTTGGCTATTGCCCAAAGTGCCGGTCAGCTAGGTGTGAAGGGTGCGGCCAATATTCTCAAGTTTACCGAGACCGTGGCCAAGCTTGGCACAGCGACGGATTTATCGGGCAATGACGCGGCCATGGCGTTGGCGCGTATTCTCAATGTCACTGGTGAGACCATGGACACCGTGGATGTGCTGGGATCGGTAATCGTGGCTCTGGGCAATAACTTTGCCGCCACGGAAAGCCAGATTACAGAAATGACCACCGAGGTCGCGCGGGCGACGTCCGTCTTCGGTGTGAGCTCTGCCCAGGCATCGGCGCTGGCGGCAGCATTGGCTTCTGTTGGCGTTAAATCGGAAGTGGCAGGCACGTCCGTTGGCCGGGTCATGCATATGATGGACGCCGCTGTGCGCAGTGGCGGCAAGCATTTGGATATTCTCTCGAAAATCACAGGCCAGACCGGCGCACAAATTAAAACCTTGTTTGCTCAAGATTCTACAGCAGCCTTCGTGCTGTTCATCGAAGGGCTAAAACGGATCAGTGACGCTGGTGGATCGGCAGCGGAAGCCATGGCGGCATTGGGCCTGTCCGACCAGCGATTGTTAAAAACACTGCCGGTGTTGGCGAACCGGGCTGATCTGCTGGCTACGGCTCTTGATCTTGCCAGCCGCGAAACTGAAAACGCCACGGCCCTGAACGAGGAAGCGGCGAAGGCGTTTGAGAGCCTGAACAGCCAGACGGAGCTGATGTGGAACAACATCAAATCTCTGGCCCGTTCTATTGGTGAAGATCTGGCTCCCGGGGTGACCACAGCGGTCAAGGAACTGGGCAGTTTGGCCAATCAAGCCAGCGTTGCCTATGAGCAATTAAAACTGTTGGCCCAAGGTGATTTTAATCTTGAGGGCCTGAGCCTCGGCAGCACCCGCTCGATTGTCGAGGAGCGCCGTGCCGAGCTTCAGGAAATTGCCCGTGAGCTGAAAGAACTGGGTGATGTTGAGTTTTTGGACGATCCCCTTGGTTGGGGTCGCAAGGTGGCATTGGAGCGCCAGCTCAAGGAAAAGGCAGCCATCTATCGGCAATGGTCGACAAAGCTAGCCTGGATGCAGCGGGATATGGGTGGAAAACCCGATCCAAAAACCAACACCCCCACGCCTGATGACACCGTAGAGATTGATCTCAAAGCTGCACAAGTTAGAGCTGACCGCATCACCAAACTTGAAAAAGACCTGCAGCGACAACTGTTCACCCTGACCCATCAGGGGGCGGAGCGTATTCGGGCTGAATATGAACAACTGGCAAAAGACGTTGAGGCCTTGCTTGCCCCGGATGGCAGCAACCAGTCTCAGGTTGATGCCCTGATGGACCAGGCCGCCTCTGTCCGCGATGCCAAGCTGGCACGGCTTGCCGCCAAAGCACAGGAAGCGGCGAACCGAATTACTGAGGCCAATCGCAAGGTTATAGATGGATTACGCGCCGAGCACGATGCGTTGGCCATGACCGACAAGCAGCGCTTTGTCTCTCAGGCCCTGCGTCGACTGTCGGCTGAGGCCACGGATGTTCAACAACGCCAGGTGCGCGAACTGGCCGGAGCCTTGTTTGAAGAACAACAGGCCATAGAAGCCCGCAACAAGGCGGAAGAGGATGCGATCAAGCTGCGAGAGAAGGGAAAGTCTCTCACGATCAGTCTGCGCACGGCGCAAGAATCCTACAAAGCCGAAATTGCCGATCTGAATAAATTGTTGGCCGAAGGAGCCATTGCCCAGGAAACCTTCGCCCGAGCATCCGAACAAGCCTATGAGCGCATGCTGAACGCCAGTCAAGACTGGTCGGCAGGTGTTTCCCGGGCCTTGCGTGATTATGGTAAACAGGCCGGTGACGCGGCACAGATGTTTGAGGATGTCACCTCCAGCGCCCTGAAAGCATCAGAAGACGCCTGGGTCAACTGGGCCCGGACCGGCAAGCTTTCGGTGGGAGATTTCTTTACGTCATTGGAAGAGGCAGCACTCAGGGCGGCCTATCGGCTCTTGATCTTCAAACCCATGGAAAGCTTTCTTGAAGGTCTGATTGGCAGCTTCAGTTTTGATTTTTCCAGCTCATCCGGCCTGACAGCGTTCAATAACGGTGTCGGGCTGGCCCCTCAGTTTCGCAGCACAGCCTTTGCCCATAGCGGCGGCATGATCGGTGTGACGCCGCTTGCCCATCGCCCGGTCGACCCGGCGGTGTTCAATAATGCGCCCCGATTCCATTCAGGCGGACTGGTCGGCGGCGAAGTACCGGTGATTGCCAAGAAAGGTGAAGTCATCGGCTGGCCCGGCCAGATGCGCGAGGCCTTTGGTTCTGAAGTCGTGGTTCAGGTGATCGATCAACGCGGGACGCAGTCGGCTTCAATCGAAACTTCGTCTACGCGCGGGCCGTCAGGCGAGGAGTTGATCCGGATTTTGGTACGGGACGCTGTAGAACAGGAATTCGACAGCGGTGGGGCTGATCGAATGATGAAGCGCAACTATGCCGCCAGCCGGGCGGGGATTCGCAGGGAGTAGAAAATGGTCAATGCAACATGGCCGACAGACCTGCCCAGGTATCTTCTGGTTGCAGGGTTCGACCGGCGTTTCCGCAAGAACAAAATCCGGACCCAGATGGAATACGGTCCCGTCAAGCAGCGGCGGCGCGGGACGTCGGCGCCAGCGCCGATCAAGGGAGCCATCCAGCTGACGGCCGCACAGGTGGCGACGCTGGAAGCCTTCCACGAAACAACCCTGGTCGACGGCACGTTGCCTTTCGACTGGGTTGAGCCGATCAGGCAAACGGCCGTTACCTATCGTTTTGTTGGTGAGCCGGCTGTGACGGGTGGGCCGGTGATTTTTCGAGCGACGCTGGACCTGGAGATCATGCCGTGAGGACGATTGGCGTCTCGTTGCGTGAGGCCCTGATGGCGCAGGAGACCGGTGAGGCTATCCTGTCATTGATGACAATCGATCATGAGGACATCAATCCGCCCATCCGGGTGGTGCAGAACGACACCGACATTGTGTCGCGCGGCAACACCTTTGTGGCTTATCCATTCGATATCGGCGTGCCGGGCGACGATCCGGACCGGTCGACTGAATTGTCCCTGACAATCGACAACGTTGATGTGACAATCTTGCAGGGATTGCGGGCAATCGTTACGCCGCCGGTTATCACCCTGGAGCTGGTCGCCGCCAGTGCACCGGATACGGTCGAGCTGGGGCCGATGGAATTCAAGCTATATGGTGCCAAATACGATGCCATGACGATTACAGGTCAGCTTCGGACCCATGATATTTTAAACGAAGCCTTCCCAGGCAATACTTTCACGCCTGGCAACCACCCTGGAAAGTTCAGCCGATGATCGCGACCTGGGCCAATTCCTATATCGGTATTCCCTATGTCGATCGCGGTCGCGATCGCATGGGCTGTGACTGCTGGGGCCTGGTCCGCCTTGTCTTTATTGAACAGTTCGATATTACGTTGGAAAGTCTGCATGAAGACTATCCATCATCGGCCGATACCAGGGCCACGGCAAGATTGATCGGAAGACATCTGTCGCCGTGGGTGTCGATAATGACGCCGGATCGGCAAATGGCTCCACCGCAGGCCGGTGACGGTATTCTGATGCGCCGGATGATGCGGAATTGCCACACAGGCATTTTTGTTGGTCCCTGTCATTTTATCCATGCAGAGGAAAAAATTGGCGTCGTTCTGGCGGAGTTGGGCTATGGACGGGATGCCCGGCGCTGGACCGGTATTTTCCGGCACGAACAACTGGCATGACCTTACCCACAGTGAGGCAACATGGGCAACACCAGGGGCGACAGGAAATCCTGCCGCCGTTACCGTCTGAGGCGAACGATGTTCGCGTTGTGGGCCTGCCTAATCCGTTTTCCTTCGATGGTCGTGTTGATCTTGCCGTTAAGGCAGGCGGCTCGGTTGCAGATATGATTGCGCTGGTCTGTGGCGCTGAAGTTGACCGGGCGCAGGCTCATGTCAAGATCAACGGTGAGGCCGTGCCACGCCCTCTCTGGCGGCACGTGCGCCCGAAAAAGGGCGTGCTGGTGGAAGTGCGCGTCGTGCCGGCTGGCGGGGGTGGGGGCGGTCAACGAAAAAACCCGATCGCCACAATATTGACGGTTGCGGTAATGGCGGCATCCGTTTTTATACCGGCGATCCCGGTTGTGGCGGCGGCTGCCGGCAATATCGGACTGTCTCTGGGCATGGCGCCGGCGACGGCGTTGTCGTTCGGGCGCTTTCTGGTTTCGACGGCGACGACCATGGGCGGCCGGTTGCTGGTAAACAGCCTGGCACCGCCGCCGCAACAAAGCCTGGGAGCCCTGGCAGCGACTCCAGGCACGGGATCAGGGATGGGCGGCAGTTTCGTCGGCGGTCCACGGTCCTCACCGACATTGTCCCTGACCGGATCGCGTAACCGACTGGCGCCTTATGAGGTGATTCCAGTGGTTCTCGGGAGGCACAAAGTGTATCCGCCGTTGGGGGCTGAGCCTTATACCGAAATCGTTGGTGATGACCAGTATCTGCGGCTGTTGTTTACAGTCGGTTATGGTCCGCTGCAGCTAGACAATCTGAAAATCGGGGAGACGCCACTGTCCTCTTTTGACGATGTGGAAACCGAAATCCGCCACGGTTACGACAGCGATGCCCCGATCGGCCTGTTTCCAAAGGACGTGCATGAGGAGCCGGTCGCCGCCTTCCTGGATGGGGTGATTTCGGGCAAACCAGGATTGGCGAGCTACGTTCAGCGGCGCAGCGAAGCGAACGCCGATGAATTGTCAGTGGATATCGGGTTCCCGACCGGCGTCGTCAGCATCGAGGATGACGGCACCTATGCCTCACATACAGTGACGGTGTCGGTGGAGTACCAGGATACTTTGGGTGGCGGTTGGATGTCTGCCGGCAATATCCCGGTCACGGACAACCGCGCGGAAACCATCCGGCGTGGGCTACGCTGGTCGGTGTCGCGAGGGCAGTACGATGTGCGCCTGCGCCGTACGACGTCGCTGACGGATAGCAATCGGGTCTATGAGGACTGCAGCTGGTCAGTGCTGCGCACGATTACCAATGAGGCGCCGGTGCAGATGTCGGGCCTGGCGCAAATTGCCATGCGCATCAAGGCGTCGGACCAGCTGAACGGCGTCGTCGATCAGTTGAATTTGGTCGCAACGTCGATCTTGCCATGCTGGAACGGAACATCCTGGGTAGAACAGGCCACCGCAAATGTGTCGGCGCTGGCGCGGTTTGTGCTCAGCGGCAAGGCCAACGCGCGACCCATCGAGACGGCGAAACTGATCGATAGCAGCTGGCAGAATCTGTACAACAAATGCCAGAACACCGGTCACCAGTTCAACGGTGTCATTGATTTTTCGACCACAGTGGGTGAAGTCGTCAACGACGTTCTGTCGGCTGCGCATGCGTCGTTGTCAAAGCGTGATGGCAAATACGGTGTCGTGATCGATGAGGCAAAATCAACGCCGGTGCAGATGTTCACGCCGCGCAATTCGTGGGGCTTTCGGGGCGACCGCGTTTTCCCCGAGACGGTGCATGGCGTGAAGGTCAGGTTTGTCGATGCGGCCTCGGGTTACCGGGAATCAGAACGCATCGTCTATGCCGATGGGTACGGCGCCAACAATGCCAAAAAGTTCGAAGTTCTGGAACTTTGGGGGCAAACCTCGGCAACAGAGATATACAAAAAGGCCCGACGTCATTTGGCCGAGGCTGTTCATCGCGCGGAAACCTACGAGCTGAATACTGATATCGAACACATAATCTGTACGCGCGGTGATTTGGTGCGGGTCACACATGACGTGCCGGGCTGGGGGCTGTACTCAGCCCGCATCAAAACAAACAGCCTCGATGGTAGTGGCGATTGCGACGGCGTGACACTGGATGACGCCGTGATTATGGAAGGCGGTAAAAGTTACAGCGTACGCATCCGGACCGAGGCGCATGGAAGCCTGGTGACAAACGTCGTCACGGCGGCCGGCGAGACCAGGACCTTGAGTTTTCTCCCGGTCATACCGGCGGCAACCATGCCGACAATCGGGGATTTACTTTCTTTTGGCGAAGTTGGCCAGGAAACGGTGGAGTTGCTGGTTAAAACCATTGAGCCGGGTCCGGAGATGTCGGCCAGGCTGACGCTGATCGACTATTCGCCGCAGGTGTTTACCGCGCATGAGGTTCCGATTCCCCCCTGGGATCCGCAGGTCACCGGGCGACCTGCGAGCAATCCAGAGCCGCCAGCGAAACCGATCGTGGAGACCGTGCGATCGGATGAGACTGTCCTGGTCCGGGATGCGGATGGGACCCTGAGATCGCGTATCGTCGTCGCGCTGGCTCTGGTGTCAGGGCAGGCGGCACCGGCGGCGTGGTTTGATGGTCAAATCCGGCCGCTGGGATCAGGTGGTGCATGGCGATCGGCGGCACGGACGGCGGCTGACACCCGCCAGCTGGTGTTTGATGGTGTCGAGGAGGGATTAGAATACGATCTCCGGGTGCGTAGCGAATCCGGATTGCCGACACCGGGGCTGACATCAGACTGGGCATTGGTCCAGGCGCACAAGGTCGTCGGCAAATCGACACCGCCGGCGGACGTTACCGGCATGACAATCGAGGGCGAGGTGCTGCGTTGGAGTTATGGCACCCCGCCAATTGATTTCGCTGGCTTCCTTGTGCGCTATCGTGTGGGCACATCAGTAAGCTGGCACGATGCGGTAGCCCTGCATGACGGTATGGTGACGACAACAGAGTATGGTCTCACCGGCCGGGCTCAGGGCATTGTGACACTTATGGTCAAGGCGGTTGATAGCAGCGGTAACGAAAGCTCAACTCCGGCATATGTGATCCGGAACCTCGGTGACATCATCGTCGACAATTTGATTTTCAGTGTCGACCAGAAAGCAGCAGACTGGCCGGGAACTCTGGGTAATGGCGCAGCCTTCGGCGGTACCCTGAAGGCGGATGACGCCGGCAACAAGTTCTGGTCCAACAACAGTGGCCCGTTCTGGAAGGCGGTAACTACAGACCTCTTCTGGACCGATACCTGGCTGGAAATGGTTTACACCACCGACCTGATACCCACAGCAAATGAAGTGGGGGCACGGCTATTGGTAGATACAGTCGTCAGTGCCGCTTCTTGGGAGATAACCTGGCGCAGTGGCGGCGATGACCTGGTGTGGGACACCGATGACAGCGCACCCTGTTGGAAGAATGATGCTGGAGCCTACTGGCTGGAGCCAGGGCCGTTTAAACCCTGGTCCGGGCAGGTCGATAACATCAGCCGGCAAAAGTACGAGTACCGTATCCGCACGGCCGCCGATCGACAGCGTGGTGAGATCGCCGGCTTTGTTTTCAAATGTGACGTGCCCGACCAGAACGAGAATTTCGAGGATGTAGTTATCGCGAGCGCTGGGACGCGCCTGCCGATCGCCAAGTCGTATCGCACGATCGCCAATGTGCAGCTGACGCTGCAGGACGACGGCGGCACGGCGCTGACGGTGCGGACAATGGACAAGTCGGCGACCGAAGGGCCGTTGATCAAATGTTTCAATGCTGCCGGCGTCGCCGTTGCCGGTTTGGTTGACGCCAATATTCAAGGAGTACCTGAATGACCGATATGCCAGCCATTGGCTACCTCAGCGACGATGCCCGCACGGGTGGTGATCGTTCGAGCCGCAACTGGTGAAGAAGCACCAGACCCACATGAGCGACGAGATTGAGCGTAAAATCATCTCGATGTTTGGCTTGGGGATGAGCTATCTCGATATCGCCAGGCATATCGCTGAGAT